ATCGGTTCGATCGGGGGCGGCGACAACAGCGACGTCCTGAACATGGTCGAGGCCCACGTCGACGGCGTGGTCGCCAAGTCCGGCGTCTCCCGTGAGGAGCTCGTTACCGAGGTCTTCATGCAGAACCCCGACGCCTACGACCAGTACCTCGCTGACCAGCGCGGCTGAGAAACGGAAGGAATAGCAGATGAGCTACGACGAGAGCCTCAAGAGCATCTCGCTTAACGCGGACGCCTCTCTGGCCGTCTACACGGGGGTGCCGGGTATCCCCGGAGCTCCCGCTGTCAACTACGGGAAGCAGTACCGCTTCGTGAAGGTCACCGGCCTTCACCAGGTGGGACTGGCTACCGCAGCCACCGACGATGCAGTCGGTGTCATGCAGAACAAGCCCCAGGTCACTGGTCAGGCTGCGACGGTCGCCATCTTCGGCGTCAGCAACGTCATGGCTAGTGCGCCCATCGTGGCGGGCGCTCTGGTTACGTCTGATGGTGAGGGTCGTGCAGTTACCACGACCACTGCTGCAGACGTCATGGGCGTCGCGCTCGGTGCCGCTTCCGGAGCGAACGTCCTCGTTCCGGTTCTACTGAAGACGCTCTGAGAAAGGATCTGAGAAATGCCTAACCCCACTCAGGCCGATCTTCACATCAATCAGCCCCTGACGAATGTCTCGGTCGCGTACATCCAGAAGGCTGACGCGTTCATCGCGACGAAGGTCTTCCCAATCGTCCAGGTCCAGAAGCAGTCGGATCTGTACTGGAAGTACTCGAAGAGCGACTGGCGGCGCACCGATGTGGAGCGTCGAGCCCCGTCCACCGAGACCCCTGGTGTCGGCTGGAACGTGGACACTGACACGTACTTCGCGCACGTGTACGGCGTTCACAAGGACATCGACGACCAGCTTCGGGCGAACGCGGACAGCAACTTCCGCCTCGACTCCGACGCCACGGCCTTCGTCACCAACCAGCTCCTGCTCAAGCGGGACATCGACTGGGCTGCCACCTACTTCAAGGCTGGCGTCTGGGGCACGGACTACACCGGTGTCGGGGCTTCCCCCACTGGTAACCAGTTCCTCCAGTGGAACCTGTCCACCTCGGACCCGATCAGTCAGCTCGCCACGCTGCAGATCGACTTCATCCAGGAGACCGGCTTCAAGGCCAACACGATGGTCGTGGGTGCGAACGTCCTCAAGGCGCTCAAGAACCACCCCGGCATCATCGACCGGATCAAGTACACCCAGAAGGGCATCGTCCAGACGGATCTTCTGTCGACGCTCTTCGACGTGGAGCGGATCCTCGTCAGCTATGCCACCGTCGCTTCGGGCCCGCAGGTCCCGGACGCCGCTGCTCAGGACGCTGCTGCGTCCTACGGGTTCATCTGCAACCCCAACGGCGTCCTGCTCTGCTACACCCCGAGCTCCCCGTCGATCATGCAGCCCGCTGCGGGCTACACGTTCACCTGGAACGGCTACCTGAACGGCAACGCTCAGGGCATCCGGATGTCTCGCTTCCGCCAGGAAGCCATCCGCTCCGACCGCATCGAGGGCGAGATGACCTACGACATGCGGGCGATCTCCACCGACGTCGGCGTCTTCCTCGCCAACGCAGTCGCTGGCTGATCGATCTGACCGGTAGGGGGATCGGGGTTTCGATCCCGGTCCCCCTCAGTCGTAAGGAGAAACAATGAACGGCTCGTCGGTCGTCTGGACCATCGTCGGAGTGCTGGCCATTCTCGCGCTCCTCATCTACGTCGTGGGAGAGCTTCGATGACTACCAGCTACTGGGGAGTCGAGCACGGTAGCTCAGTCTCCAAGGCATACGAGCAGAAGCCGTCTACCGGTCGACGGGTCCTCGCATCTACGTTCCCGGTGCCGCACGCGGCTATAGCGGGACGCAAGGGCAAGAAGCTGCGCGCTTCCGGCAACGCAGCTGTCGGAGCAGTGGGCGGTGCTTACGCCGGTTCCGCAGCTGGTGGTGGGGTAGGCGCTCTGCTGACCCGTGGTCGTTCCATGGGAGCCATCACAGGAGGAGCAAGCGCTGGCAGCATCGGCGGTCTCATCGGTGGTACCCAGATGGCTCTCAACCGCAACCAGCGCAAGGGCTACATGAAGAAGCAGCCCATCGCCAAGAACGTCTTCGAGACCAATAAGAAGCCCAGCGAACGTAAGCACTCCTACAACCGCCCTGGACCCTTTAACAGCCGTAAGGACAACGCTGCCGGAGGCGCTGTCGGCGGCGCTATCGGTGGTGCTATCGGAGGTCCCATCGGAGCTCGTCTCGGTGGTGTGCGAATTAGACCGCGGGAGGCCGCTCTGTATGGAGCAGCTGGAGCAGTCGGCGGAGCCATCGGCGGCGGGCTGACCTACCACAAGGACAGTAAGAGCAAGCGGGCCAACAAGATCCGTTCCGAAGCTGACCGCCGCTGGACCAAGAAGCACGGAGGAAACTGATGGCAGGCAACTTCCGGCACGTCCCCGGGGTCAAGTACATCGCGGGCGTGACCTTCCAGAGTGAATACGGCGTCCACGAGGCTGGCAAGGTGGTCAAGGAGGCTGAGAAGTTCCAGAACCTGGAGGTGCTGGTCTCTAGCCGGTTCCTCTGGCCCTACGCGCCCGCTGAGGGCTACGAGTGGCTTCCTCCGCACCTCTTCAACGACGTGCAGACCATGGCCGAGGCCAAGGCAGCCCTCAAGGGCGACGAGTCCGCTCTTCGCTCTACTCCTCAGCACCACGAGGTCCCTGAGACCGTCAAGACCGCTGAGGCTGAGGCTGAGGCCCAGGTGATCATCCGTGAGGCGATCAAGTCTCCCGACCAGCCTGGTGTTCCGGTAGCTGAGGAGAAGAAGGAAGCTCCTAAGCCGACTCCTCAGCCGACCCCCAGGCTCGCCAAGAAGACCGCAAAGAAGACCGCTTCAAAGGAGTCGTAAGTGGCGTTCACCTACGAAACCAACCTCTCTCTGTCCACCAGAGACCAGGTGCGTTTTCTCGTGGGCGACACCGACCCAGAGGAGTTCTTCCTGCACGACGAAGAGATCGCCTGGCTGATCTCGCAGTGGTCTTCGAAAGGATCTATCTACTACTCGGCGGCTATGGCCGCCGAAGCCATCGCAGCCAAGTTCGCCCGCGAGGTAACCACCAACAGCGACAGCCAGACGGTGGCCACCTCGGAGCTGCAGCAGAAGTACCTGGATCTAGCTGCGCGTCTGATGCGTCAGCACGAGACGCTGCTCACCGGTGGCGAGGTAGATATGGGCGGCGTCAACACCGGTGAGCAGCCTGATCCGACCGTCACGTCACCGGCGTTCGGCACAGGAATGCACGACTACATCGAGGCAGGAAACCAGGATCGGGGAGACGCCGGAGACTGGGTCATCCCTGACTGGGAAGGCTGGTACCGGTGAGGGTCTCCCCGTTCGCAGCCTCCTATGTACGTAGGCGCACCACCGAGCGGATGGTGGATGCCTGCAAGATCTGGAAACCAGGAGCCGTAGTGATCGACGCCAACGGTGTCGCTTCCCGGGCTGCCGGTACTACCAAGTACGAAGGCCCCTGTCGGTTCTGGGAGGTTCCTGGCGGAGTGCAGGTCATCGTCGGAGATGAGCAGATCACCACTGCCAACGCCTTCCTGACGCTTCCCTACAACTCCATCGTCCCGGAATCCGATGACGTCGTTCAGATCACCGAGTCAGTAGACAACGACCTGGTGGGGCGGGTAGTCAACGTCACCGGTGTGATCCGGGGTGGCGGGCTGCGGGCTTCTCGGCGCTTTACGGTCCAGGTCGTCAGCAGCAAGCGGGACACCTGGTGAGTGACTTCAAGGAACTGACAGCTCTACGGGACCGCCTGGTCAATGCCAAGCGGGACATCCGTCGTGCAGTGATGTCGGACATGGACAAGGCCGCTGACGACGTCAAGATGAAGATGCGTGAGCTCGCACCGGTGGACACCGGACACCTGCGTGACAACATCGCTGTCGTCAAGATCGGGGACAGATACACCATCGGTCCTGTAGGCGTGGACTATGCAGCTGCTCAGGAGTACGGAGCCAAGCCGCACGTCATCGTCGCCTCTCCTGGCAAGGTGCTGGTCTTTCAGGCTGGTGGAGGTACCCGCTTCGCAAAGAGCGTCAAGCACCCTGGCAACAAGGCACAGCCGTACATCCGTCCTGCCGGTGACTGGGCACGTGAGCAGCTCAGTAAGCAGATCGCCGTCACCGGTGCCTCGATGCTGAAGGGGAAGCGCAATGCCTAGCCATCTTCCCCGTGGCGACCTCACAGACCACCTGCTGACAACGCTGGCTGCTGACGGCGTTCTCGTCGGAGACGGCGAAGCTCCTGTCGCTGGCGGCTGGGATGACGACCCCAATGCCCCGACCAGCTCCTTCATGCCCTACCTGGTGATCAACCCGATGCCGGTACCTGACGCCACCGGGTCGATCGGGGACTCAGCTGTCGACTACCGAGTGCCTTACACGGTCACCTCGGTAGGGATCTCCCGAAACCAGACGGAGTTCTACGCCGATCGAGGTAGGGAAAAGATCGTGGCCCTGGAAAGAACCTCGGTCAATCTAGGCGGGAGTGGCTGGAAAATCCAACAGGCCCGTGCAAACTCTATAGGTGGGATGACTCGCAATGACAGCGTCGAGCCATCGCAGTTCGTGCAGAGTGATGTGGTCACCATCTGGGTTTCTAAGGAGCAGATCTGATGGCTAAGAAGAAGGTCTATCAGCCTCCCCGTAGGGGCAAGGTGAGGATCCTTCACCCCAAGGCGGGGTCCGCAGAGGTGCTCCCTGAAGCGCTTCCTGTCTGGATCAACAAGGGCTGGAAGCTCGAAGATGCCCCTGACCCCGTAGAACCGCCTGCAGAAGTACCTGCAGCCGAAACCCAGAACACCGGGGACGACCCGGCCAACAAGAAGTGAGGTAACTCGTGTCCAGAGTCATCCCCAACGAGCAGAGCTACCTGGGCTTCCTCCCGGCTGTGGCAAGCGTGGCTGCTCCTACCGTCGCTGAGATCACCGCAGGAACGGACCTCACGTCCTTCCTGATCAGCCTCAACGCGTCCTCGCAGGGCAACACTGTTCCTACCCCGAACATCTCGACCCTGTTCGAGACGTCCATCCCGGGTACGGTCCAGGCCTCCCTGACTGCGGACTTCTACCGTGACGACGACGTCTCTGGTGACACCGCGTGGACCACCCTCCCGCGTGCCACCGAGGGCTTCTTCGTCATCCAGCGCTTCGGCGCAACCCCGGGCACTGACCCGGGCTCCGGTGACAAGGTCGAGGTCTGGCCAGTCATGGTCGTCTCCCGCACCATGTCCAACATGGCGAACAACACCGCGATGACCTTTACGGTCACCTGCTCTGTGCCGGACGTTCCCAACGAGAACGCTACGGTCGCTGCTTAACCAAGCCTGGGGAGGGGCTCCCCTGCAGTGCCCCTCCCCTTGTAACCCTCACCGCCCAGAGGAGAAGAAATGTCAGAAGTAAAGATCCAGGCTGCTCGCAACGAGCAGAGCGCATCGGACAAGAAGAGCACGCTCGACAAGCTCAAGTCCAAGAAGAAGCGGCAGACCACGGTCAGCATCGAGGTCAGCGGAGAGGCTCTCGAACTGGTCTTCGAGGCCATCTCCTACAAGGAGCTGGATGCCCTGCAGGCCAAGCACCCGCCGACCCAGGAGCAGCGCATCGCCGGGAACGTCTTCAACCGGAACACCTTCCCGCCCGCTCTGGTGGCAGCCTGTTCCGTGGATCCCAAGATCTCCGAGGCTGATGCCCGTGAGATCTGGACCTCGGAGGACTGGTCCACCGGTGAGCTGAACACCCTGTTCGACGCCGTCTCTGGTCTCTGCATGAAGGGGCTGGACGTCCCTTTTACCGAAACCGTCTCCGCCTAGATCCGACCTTCAAGATGGAGGTCTCGTACTGCGCCGAGAAGGGCATCCCGCATTCAGAGTTTCTGGAGTGGGATGCCCCTTCTCGTGCAAAGCTAACGGCCCATCTACTGGAGCAGGCAGAGACGTGTCAGTTGTGCGGTACTGCAGGATGGGAGTGGGAAGAGAATAAGTACGCGTACGACGTCGAAGAAATCTTCTGTCCGGGCTGTTATCGCAAGGAGATCAGCGCAGACGGGGACAAGCTTCCAGGTACTCGGATCGAGCTCATCCCGGTTACAAAGGAGTTGAGGGACAAGCAGTACATCCTCAACAAGCGGCGGGAACACATCCACCGCGAACGCGAGGACTAAGGTCAGGAGAGGCAGTTGGCTGAAGAGACCGAAGTCGTCCTATCTGCCAACGTGACGCCCTATGAACAGGGCGTCAACTCCGCAATAGGCACCACCAACAAGATGCTGGACAGCGTCGTCAAGCTGACGACGGCTATCGATGGTGCCTTCAAGTCTGCTGGCAGGACCATGCAGATCGGCGGAGCAGGGATGCTCGCCTCGATCACCGCCATGGGTCTGGCGGCGGGTCGTCTGGATCAGCAGATGGGCCAGCTCCAGGCCTCTATGACGATGATCTCCAAGACCCAGTCCGAGTACAGCACTCGGATGCAGGACTACTCCAAGACGGTCTCCAACCTTCGCGGAGAGTTCGGGATGACCTCGCGGGAGGCCATCGACCTGGCTTCCCAGCTGAACAAGCTCGGGCAGTCCTCGCGCAACGTGGACCAGCTGGCTGCCTCCTTCACCAAGCTGGGTGCAATCTCGGGGGAGAGCGTCACCGGTCTGGCTACCGCGATGACCCAGCTTCAGCGGCAGATGGGCACCCAGGGGGTCAAGCAGACCGAGGTCTTCAACAAGACCCTGGCTGAGCTCTCCCAGACCGCTGGCGTCTCGGCTACCGGCATCCTGCAGTTCTCCCAGAGCATCGCACCGGTGGCCAAGGTCGCCGGGATGGCTCAGAAGGAGATCATGGGGGTCTCCACCGCGTTCCTGAAGTCCGGTCAGGACGGCTTCGCTGCGGCTAACGCCTTCAACAAGATGCTCACTGACATCACCCGGTCGGTGGAGTACGGCTCTCCTGAGCTGTCTGCCTACGCAAATCTGATCGGTGTCAGCGTCGACCAGTTCAAGAACATGCCTCGGGTGGAGTCGATCACCCAGATCTTCGAGGCAATCAACAAGCAGGGTCCCCAGGCCATCAAGACTCTGGAGCGCTTCGGCCTGGACGGTGTCCGCTCCCTCAAGGCCATCCAGGGGGTCGCCGGGGCTGGTGGTATCCGCAACGCCGTGGCTACTGCCATGGGAGCAGATGCTGGGGTGAAGTTCGATGCCTCCAGTGAGAAGGCCCTCGATGGCCTGAACGACCAGCTGAAGAAGATGGCTGAGAACGGCAAGATGATCGCGGAGGCCTTCGGCTCCGGGGTCGCTCCTGCCATGTCGGCCATCGCCAAGTCCATCAACGCTGTTCTGGGTCCGCTGACCTCTCTGCTGCAGTCCCTGGGCAAGATTCCCGGTGGAGCGATGCTCCTGGGTGGTCTGGCTCTAGGGGCCGCTGGAGCGGTCGTCAAGAACTTCACTGGGCTCTCTGCCCTGGGAACAGCTACTGGGCTCGCCAGGACCGTCACTCAGGGCTGGAGGGCTGGGAACAACCCGCTGGCCGCTCCTCCTCCTGGACTCAGCGACTCTGCTCTTCGGGCGTACTACTCCCGTCAGGACCGTGTTCTCGGTTACAACAGCCCGGGAAACTTCGTCCAGCACGCTATGTACGCCCGCGCAGGGCAGGCTGGTGACGTCTACCGCAACTGGCAGGCCAACAGCGGTGGTGGGGCGGGTCTAGGGGCTCGCGTAGGCAACTTCGCGCAGCGCGCTGGTATCGGGGTCACCGCTTTCGCAGGTAACTTCCTCAACGCAGGCCTCTCTCCGCTGTCCAGCGACACAATGCGGAACAACTTCAACCGCGACCAGGGTGTGCAGGCCTTCCGTTCTACGTCACTGCGTGACGCTGCTGGATGGACTGGTGTCAGCAACGCCTGGGCCTCTCTTACTGGCTCTGCCAACTCCGCTTCGTCTGCACTGAACACCGCCAGCAACACCTCTCGCCGCTACGCAACAGTCACCGGTCAACTGTTCGGGGAGACCACCCGCCTGGCCTCTGCCATGGTGCAGGCCACTGGATCCACTCTGCGTCTGGCTGCTACTGGAGCCGGACGTCTCGGAAGCGCTGCTATCGCTCCAGTGATGGGATCTATGAGAGGCGCTGGCTCTGCTGCGCTGGGGATGCTCGGTGGGCCTGCTGGTGCAGCTTTTATGGGGCTGACCGTGGGTGGGATGTACGCCTGGAGCAAGAAGAGGGAAGGCGAAGCAGCTGACCTGGCGATGATGAAGAACGTGGACAACAAGTCCCCTGGGGCTGTCTACGCTGCTGCACTAGGTGAGGCTTCAGCCGCTACCAAGTCCTTCGCTGATGTCGTCAAGGAGCAGAACGCCCGGATCAAGGGCGAGCGGTACGACCCGAAGGCCTCTGATCAGGCTGCTGAGGCGGCTGCGAAGACCCGTAACGAGTACACCTTCGCCGGGATGCGCAACGCTGACCTGGCGACCCAGAAGTCCTATATCGAGGCGGTCAACGCCACTAACCCCAGCGACGACGTCAAGAAGCAGCTTCAGCTGGACCTGCTTCGTCGTAACGGCACCACCGCTGCTGGACGTCAGGTCACTGAGAACCTGCTGCGGACTGCTGGCGACGGCTCCCGGCTGGACATGACCCAGCTGTACAACGCTGCTGCGGACTCGCAGAAGTTTTCCATCGGTGGGATGTTCCAGGTCAGCAGCGCCGCTCGTGACAGCGCTGAGAGCACCGGTGGGATCCTGGGTGCCAGCTTCAACCAAGGCAGCTCGGCTCAGGGTGCTCAGCGAGGCCTCACCGCGCTCAACCAGCTGGCTAAGTCTGGTTCCGCCAAGGACACCTGGTACGACAAGATGTTCCTGGGGTCCGGCTCGTTCGCGCAGGGCGGTGTTTCAAGACAGCGCACCAAGGCCAAGGCGATGGCCTATGTGAAGTCGGTGCTGGGGGACGCTGCTACTACCGAAGACATCAACGAAGTCGCTGATGCTCTGAACAGGGCTGGCGGAGACCCGAAGCGGATGCAGGAGATCCTGATCAACTCAGACTCCGTCATCGGTGAGAACATCCGTCAGATGGCTGATATCACCAGCTCCACTGGTGGTAACAGGTACGCCACTACTGCTCCGAGCAGCCGGTTCTACGAGTCGAGCTTCCTGCGCGCTGGAGTCAGCCAGAGCGTGCTGGACCGGATGATCGGCTCTCCTGCAGTAGTCGGCAACCCGGCAGCCGGTATCGCGGCCAAGGACCAGTCCTGGGCCAAGAACGCCCTGACCGCTTCGGTGTTCTCCGGTACCAGCTCTACTGGCAGCGCTGTGGGGGCCGCTGTGGCCAACCAGGGTGACGTCGCTAAGCAGTGGACTGCGATGTCAAAGCTCGGTGATACCGCGATCAACATGAGCGGGAGCTTCTCCGACGCTGCACGGTCCCTGGATGAGATGAAGGCCGCTGTCGAAGACGTTAACGACCCGCTCTACCAGATGGCTATCTCTGCTCGTGGTTACGTGCGCCAGCTACAGAGCGAGGCGATGAACTACATGTCCTCCTCTGAGCGCGCTCAGCAGGTGGTCTCCAACTACAACGCCTCGGTCGATGCTGACCTGAACAACCCCACCCCGGAGTCCGGGACCAATCGTGAGGCTGACCGTCAGGCTGTGGAGGCCGTCAAGGTCGACACCTACAACAGGCTTAAGAGCTATGTCCTGCAGGTTCGGGAGTTCAACATCGCTCAGTCCCGCGGCGCTGAGGACTTCGCTCGCCAGCAGGCCTACGGGATAGAGGACTTCAACCGTTCTCGTGCCTATGCAGAAGCGGACTTCAACCGGTCCCGTGTGTACGCCGAGAGCGACTTCGCTCGTCAGCGGAAGCACGCCGAGACGGATTACAACCGCCAGAGGAAGTACGCAAACTTCGACTTCCAGCTCTCACGTAAGCGGTCTGAAGAGGACTTCAACCGGCAGATGGTGAACATGGCCCGTGACGCGGCCAAGAACATCATGGACATCTACACCAGGATGACCGTCCAGCGAACCTGGTCTGCCCAGAACCTTCTGCAGAACATGGCTGACCAGCAGAAGCGCCTGACGGAGATGACCGAGAACCTGGCCTCGCTGCGCAAGGCCGGGATGAGCGACCAGACCATCTCGATGATGGGGCTCAACGACCCCAACAACATCCAGCAGCTGGCTCGCCTCACCGATGACATCCTGGCCAACCCCAAGCTGGCCGCTCAGTTCAACAGCGCCACCAAGTCCCGTACCGCTACTGCAACGGACATCATCAAGGACAAGGCGAACACCGCCTGGACTGACATGCTGTTCGACTTCAACAAGAACATGGCTCGGGGTCAGGAAGACTTCAACCGCTCCATGGCGCGCAACCAGGAAAACTTCAACATCCAGATGACCCGGAACCAGGAAAACTTCGGGATCCAGATGAATCGGTCGAGTGAGCAGTACAAGATCTCCCTGGCACGCCAGCAGGAGGCCTTCAACATCTCCCTGGAGCGGATGCAGAACCAGTACAACCTCAGCGTGCAGCGTGCTGGTGCAGATCTGAACCGGAGCATGGAGGACATCAGCGGGAACTTCAACGAGATGGCTGATATGGCGCTGAAGACCCTGACCGGTACCTCTCGCCAGCAGATGCTCAAGCTCCTGACCGTGCTGGGCTACACCCGCGACGAGACCCTGCGGATGACCCAGAACCTGGCCAAGGAGGTCAACAAGGTCTTCCAGAGCCTGGGAATTAGCCCAAGCGGAACGTACACCTCAGGTCAGGGCAAGCTGATGACGGGAACCATCGTCATCGACGGTCAGAAGTTCAACGCTGGCCAGTTCGCCAGCGGTGGTGAGATCCCCGGTAACTCCCCGCACAAGCGCGCTGACAACATCCCGATCAGGGCCACTGCTGGGGAGTACATGCAGCCGGTGGACTCGGTGGAGTACTACGGCAAGGGCTTCATGGAGGCCATCAGGGATCGCCGGATCCCTCGTGGCGCGGTCCAGGGCCTAGCTGACGGTGGCGCGGTCTACAAGCAGATGTCCGCCTGGGCTGACAAGAACCTTCCTGGGCTACACGTCACCAGCGACTACCGTCCCGGCGCTATGACCGCGACCGGCTTCGTTTCTGACCACTCCAAGGCCAGGGCTATCGACCTGGCACCGCCCAGCATGAGCGCGTTCAACCGGATCAAGAGCGCCTTCGGGGTGCCTAACATCCTCTCGCTGATCTACTCCCCTGCTGGCGGTCAGAACGTCAACCGTGGACGCCTCTACACCCCGGCCAGTGTGACGCTGCGCGATCACTGGGATCACATCCACTGGGCCATGGAGTCGATGAGCGGGGTGGGTGGTAACGGTGGCTGGGACGGCACCTACGAGACCCTGCTGAAGAAGATCAAGGGCATCAAGAGCATCGCTGGCCTCAACAACCTGTACAGCAAGAACCCGCTGACCTCTCTGCGCCAGCTGGGCAACGACAAGTTCGCTAAGGCGGCTGCTGCGCGGGGAATGATGATGGCCGCGATGAGTGGCAATGGCATCGACCCGGACTACGCGGGACTGACGCTCTCTAGCAGTGGATCGCTGAAGCAGATGGTTCAGAGTATGGCTGCTCAGCGAGGCTGGACCGGATCTAACTGGACTGCTCTTAACTCCCTGATCCAGGCTGAGTCCGGCTGGAGGCCTTCCGCTCAGAACCCGACCAGTACCGCCTACGGTCTCTTCCAGTTCCTAAACTCCACCTGGAAGACGGTGGGAGGCACCAAGACCTCCGACCCCAAGATGCAGACCGTCTACGGGCTGAAGTACATCGCGGACCGCTACGGCTCCCCGAGCAAGGCGTGGAACTTCTGGAACAGCCACACCCCGCACTGGTATGGCGACGGGGCCATTTTCAACAAGGCCACCCAGATCGGTGTGGGTGACCGTGGACCTGAGATGGTGCTTCCTCTCAACGGACGTGGGCTGGAGTTCCTGAACTCCCTGATGGAGCGCAACGCCGTGGGTGCCAAGAAGGCCATGGTCACTGCCAACGGTGTGCCTCAGCAGGCCTCTACCGTCAGCTACTACTCCCGTGTGGACAAGTCGACCTACATCACCGGCCCGATCACCGTGCAGTCCCAGGATCCGATGGAGATGCTCCGTAAGATCGAGGCTAAGAAGAAGATGGAAGCCCTGAAGGGACGCCACTGATGAGCGAGTTCTACATCATCGGAGAGAACCGCCAGATCGCAGCGGTCAACGATGCCTCGCTGGTTCGCTCTGTGGTGGTCGACGACGTCATCTACACCTACTGGCGTCACTCCGAGGTGGTCGGGGACGACAACACCGCGGTGATCAAGATGTCTTCTTCGGCTGATGGGGTCACCTGGACAACTCCGGTTACCGTCTACGACCCCAGCGCACTGGATCCGCTGCTGGGTGGAGTCACCCACAACGGGACCAACTTCTACCTGGCAGTGGGTGAGAAGAACACCACCACCGGTGCAGTGACTACCAAGATCCTCAGTTCTGCTGCTGGCGCTGTCTTCTCCAGTCCGGTCACGGTCACCTGGGCTGACTACTGGGCCTGCCCTACCGACCTGGTCTACTCCGGCACCACCTACTATCTGGCTGCTACTGCCAGGACCACCTTCGACGGTCCTATGCGCTCCACCGTCAAGACGTCTACAAACCTGTCAGCGTGGACCTCGCTGGGCTACGCCAGTCAGACTTCCTCAGTCGACAACGTGCACGCCCGCATCGAGGTAACCGGCTCTGCAGTGCATCTGGTGGCGCGAGAAGGCACCTTCGGGACCTTCGGGTCAGAAGACCGCATCCTCTACTCGGAGTACGACGGCCAGTGGCGTGGTACCAGCGTGGTGACGGCGGGAACTGGTAACCCCAGCATCGTCACGGTGGAAAAGGGCTATGCCATCACCTACCAGGATCAAACCATCTCCACAGATACCGGCATCTGGTCCTGGATGCTCTATGACCTGCTCAGCGAGGAGTTCGTCCGGCGAGGCACCTTCAGCCAGGGCTTTCTTCCTGGCTCCGGTGCGGACGCGATCGTCTACGGCACTGGGTTCGCGGTCACCTACGGTCAGCGGAGCGACTTCGATGCCGCCCCCGGCACGCTCTACTTCAGGGCATTCAGCAGCACCGTGGACGAGCCTGCTTCTGGATTCCAGTCCAAGACCAGGGACTCGGCTCGTCCGCGTGACACCGACACGCTGGAAAACTTCGATGTCGAGATCTCCAGTGGCTCGATGTGGATCTCGCTGGCCAATGGCCTGCGCTACTACATGGGCGCAGAGGACTTCGGGGACAAGGCGCAGGTGAACCGCAGAATCACCGCCTCCAGCCCTTACTACGAGGGAACCTACCTGGTGCACGCAGTGCGGGAGAACGTCCAGGAGATGCTCTCTATCGGCATCCTGGGGGCATCTCAGAACCACGTCACCGAGAACATGCTTCTGCTGGAGGAGCTGGTCTCCCAGCCGTCCTTCCGGATCAGGCTGACCATGGGTGACCACGTGGAAACCTGGAGCTGCCAGCAGGCTGACTACACCATCCAGCGAGGACACATCATGATGCACAACACCAGGGCAGTGATGAAGATCAGCGTTCCTCGCCTTCCTGCTGTCAGCTATGAGGTGAACTGATGTCGGGGTTCATCACCACCGATGGAGCCGATCACCTGATGTCGGTCCTCACGGGTGTCAGTGACCCGCTCACCCAGTTCTGGGTGGCGCTGGTGACCGCGCAGGTGGGCACGTCTGAGTCCGGAGAAGAGCTTTCAGAGCCCACCCAATCTGACTACGGTCGTGCTGCTATCTCCAATGGTCCGGAGAACTGGATGGTCGCTTACGGAGCCGTTACCAACACCACAACGGTGGCCTTCGGCATCCCTGGAGTAGACCCCTGGGTAGGGATCGTGGGATGGGCGCTGTGCGACTCGGAGACCGGGGGAAAGATCCTCTACGCCGGGGAGTCTGAGCCCTACGACGTAGAGGTAGGAGACCAGACCTTCCTGCCTCCTGGATCGATCACCCTGGCGGTGGACATGGTTGGGTGGAGGGAGATGACGTGACGGTACGAAACCTGGCCATCACCGTTAACAGTCGCGTCTTTTCCGCCTTACGCGCTTCTCGCTCCAATGTCTTCCCTGCGGAGCTGGACTCAACGCTGGTCAGTACTACCAGCGTTTCGCTGGTTCCAGAAGAACACGTCATCCGAAGAGGCTTTCCCCATACTCC